CATTGCAGGCTCGCGGGCCAGCCAACGGCAAGCTGTTGGAGCCGTTTATGCGCGAATGGCAGGAAGGCGCTGCGAACCGTGTCAGCCAAACAATCCGAGCCGGATACGCGCAGGGTCAGACGACACAAGAGATCGTCCGGTCGATCCGCGACACNGCCATGGTGCCNAACACGCAGAACTTAAAAGCGATTGCGCGGACNGCNTTGCAGCACGCAGCGAATGAAGCACGGCAGGCAACGTGGAACGCCAACCGGGACATCGTGAAAAAATACCGCTGGGTGTCTACGCTGGACAGCCGCACGACATCGCAATGCCAAGCGCTTGACGGACAAGAGTACGAATTCGGCGAGGGGCCGATGCCCCCTGCCCACATTGGGTGCCGGTCAACAACTGTCGCGGTGCTGGATGACGATCTCCAGTTCTTGGATGGGGACGGCACTCGGCGAGACCGTGATCCNGAGACCGGGCAGGTTGGCGAGGTCGGTGCGCAGACTACGTACTATGGATGGCTAAAGCGCCAGCCTGCCAAAACTCAAGACAGCATTATCGGGCCAGCACGCGGGAGGTTGCTAAGGAATGGAGGACTGACAACCGAGCGNTTTCGCGAGTTGCAGCTAGACCGCAACTTCGAGCCAGCCACACTTGATCAAATGCGGGAGCTAGAGCCTGCCGCTTTTGAACGTGCAAACCTGTAGAAGACGACAGCGAGGAAGATATGAGCGACAAAGACGTTGAAGATACCGAGAAGCCGGCTGATGAGCCACAAGAGAATCCTGGCGTGTCTCCCGAAGAGATCGAGGCGCTAAAGGAAAGCGTCGCCAAGTTGGAGGCCAAAAACCGGGAACTTGCCGAGGAAAAGGCCAAGGCCAAAAAGGCGGCGGAAGAGGCGGCGATGGAGCGCGCCAAAAAGGACGGCGATTTAGAAAGCCTTGAAAAGTCGTGGGCTGAGAAGCTGGAAAGCGCCAAGTCGGAGTTGTCCGGCGAACTCGGTGAGTACAAGCGCATGGTGAGCGAAATCACCAGCGGTTCCGAGGCGCATAAGCTGGCGGCTGATCTTGCCTTGCCAGGCCATGCAGAACTGCTGCTGCCGCACATTCAGGGCCGACTGCGTACTGAGATCCGTGACGGCAAGCCCGTCGTCAAGGTTCTGGATGCTGAGGGCAATCCCAGCGCCCTGACGGTCGATGATCTTCGCAAGGAGGTCAAGGAAAACCAAGTTTTCGCTCCGATCCTTGCGGGCAGCAAAGCCACCGGCGCGGGCAGTGCAGGCAAGTCCGGCGGCGCGGCACCGGCCAAGGGATGGGATGAGATGACCGACACGGAGCGTGTTAATCTGAGGCGGGAGGACCCGGACGAGTATCAGCGCGTGGTAGACGCCTTCTACAACCGCAAAACTTGACCTAAAGACAGCAATGATGGTATAACCAGCTTATGAGGTGAGACCACCCCTGCGGGGTGCGATCATCGGGGCCTGCGGCCCGCAGTAGATTTCACGATCTTCTGGGGCGCGGNCTTTTTTATGCGCCTCAGTCAACATGACACATGAGGTGCTTAACATGGCTTCCGTTCGTCTTTCTGACATCATTGATGTCACTGTTTTCCAGGATCTGCCTCCGGTAGATGGCCCTGAAAAAACCGCTTTTTTTGACTCCGGCGTTATCGTTCGCAACGCTATCCTCGATCAGGCTGCTGCCGCTGCTGGCAAGACTGCCGAGCTTCCGTTCTGGAAGGACATTGATCCTAGCGATGTCCCGAACCTGACTAGCGACGATCCGGGCGAGACCAGCACGAGCTTCAAGATCGAGCAGGGCGTGCAGGTTGGCCGCAAGGCTTTTCTGAATGCTTCCTGGTCTGAGACTGACCTGGCTGCCGAACTGGCGCTTGGCGGTGATGCGATGACTCGCATTCGTGCGCGGATTGACACCTACTGGCGGCGGCAGTGGCAGCGTCGTCTTGTCGCCACGCTCAATGGCGTGCTGAACGGTAACGTGGAGAACGACGACAGCGATATGGTCGTGGACGTTTCGAAGGCTACCGCCGATTCCGATAGCCGGTTCCAGCGGAAGAACTTTACCGCTGCGGCTTTCACGCTTGGTGATGCCTACGATGAGATCACCGCGATTGCCGTGCATTCCGTGGTTTATCGTCAGATGGTAGACAATGACGACATTGACTTCATCCCGGACTCCGAGGGGAACATGGTCATTCCGACCTACCTCGGCCATCGCGTGATTGTCGATGACGGTATGCCGGTTGAGGAAANCGNCGATGACCCGGTGTTCACCAGCGTNATCTTTGCACCGGGCGCTGTTGGCTTTGGTGACGGCGCTCCTCCGAATGCTACTGAGGTGGACCGCAAGCCCGAGGGTGGCAACGGTGGTGGCGTTGAGCTGCTGTACAGCCGCAAGACCTACCTGCTGCATCCGTTCGGTTTCCGCATTGCTCCGACATATGAGCCTAGTGCGAACAGCTTCACGCTGGCCGAACTTGCCAACAAGGACGCTTTCGAGCGTGTGGTGGATCGTCGCAACGTGCCGCTGGCATTCCTGAAGACTAACTAAGGGCAAGGCCCGTCGAATCGGCGGGCCTCCCTTTTGCGGGAGGCATGATGGATCAGAAGTCACTGATTATGCGACAGCTTGAGGCGCAGTCACGCGAGCGCAAAAAGTCAGAGCAGAAGCGAGTTGAGGCGCTGAAAGCCGAACTTGAGGCTGCCAAGCCTAAGCGCAAGCCCAAACCGAAGCCTGTCAGCGAATATCCTGATGAGTAAATACGCGCAGCCGACTAGCCGCCAGTTCGCCTGGTGGTGGGCGCAGCAGAACCGTCGCCGGAGGAAGAATGTACAGCAGACGTAAGCGCAAGCGGAACGGCAAATGACACTGGAAGGTGGGCAAGCGTTACCGCGTCAAGGGCCAAGTCGTCAGCATCCGCCAGAGTAACGCTCAGGGGAGCAAAAAGGCGGCGGTTACCAGCGAGGGTCGGGTGATCAACTTTGGCGCGGCTGGCGCTCGCGTTCGGCCNGGCACGGATGCNGGGAACGCTTATTGCGCTCGGTCTGCTGGNATTAACTCGCCGTCAGATCGGCTGACTCCNAACGATCTCGCCCGTGCGGATTGGCATTGCGTGGGATCTGTGAGCAGAGAGGACGGGCCAAGCCCGATTGATTGATGCCTGCGATGCGCTGCACCAAGAATGGACGCCGGGGATGGAAGTGGGGCCAGAGCGGCACTTGCTACGTAGGCGAGGGCGCTAAGGCAAGGGCAGAGCGTCAGGGCAGAGCAATAAGAGCGGGTGGATATAGATGAGCATCACGGTTAACACAAACAGCTACGTCACCCGGCAGGAGTTGATCGACTACGCTGCACCGCGTGGCGTGACGGTTGACGACAATGAGCAGGCTGATATCGCGCTGGTTAATGCNGCGGACTTTCTGGAGACTTATGATAGCCAGTTCTCCGGTCATCGCACAGACCAAGATCAGGATCTAGCTTGGCCGCGTGACGGCGCAACGATCCGTGGCTTTGAGGTGCCGGACGATGAAGTTCCGCCGCTGGTAAAGCAGACGCAGATGGAAATCGCGTTGGACTTGCTGGCAGGCGTTGATTTGTATAACCGCGAAGATCGGCAGATCGTCACCCGCGAGCGCGTGGATGGCGCTGTTGAAGTCGAATTCGCCACGCCGAACGTCGTGGGCGTGCGTTTGCAGCAGAGCAAGGCGCTCAATCTGCTGCGTATCTTGACTGACGGCCACAACATCACGCTGAAGCGGCGATGAGCTTCTACGCGGGCCTACAGGAGACGGCGGCACGATTGCTTGATCAGTTCGGTCAAGCGGTTGCCTTTGTCCGCATCACCGGCGGTGGAATCGATCCGGTTACCGGAGACGACACCAGCACCACCGAAACGATGGAGACAGTTGGCGTGCTGCGTCGGTTTCCGGATAATTTGGTTGATGGAACGCGAATAAAATCCACGGATCGAGAGTTGGTGGTTCGCGCCACGGATTTGACGCCAGAAATCAGCGACACGGTGATGGTGGGCGGAGAAGAATTCCAGGTTGAGGAAATCCAGACGAGCACGCCTGCGGGCACTGATCTGGTTTATTTCGTGAGGGTGCGGCGATGACGTGGACAGTTGACATCGGCGCTATTGCTGACAACTTGAATCGCGACCTAGATCAGGTGGCGCGGGCCGTCAAGATCAGCCTTTTCAACGGCGTGATCCGTGATACGCGAGTTGACACTGGCCGACTTCGCGGCAACTGGCAGACGACCACCGGACAGCCTGCACGCGGCACGATTGAACGGCTTGACCCTAATGCCACCATTGCGACGCGAGACGTAGAGCAGACGGTTCAGGGCGACACGGTGGACTACCTGACGAACAACCTGCCGTATGCGGAGGTGTGGGAGCAGGAGGACGGCATGGTTTCCCGCAATGTGGCGCGGATTCAGCGCACGGTTGAGGAAGAGGTGCGTCGTGTCCGTCGTTAAGATCGATCAGGCGTTTGTGTCCAGCTTTATTGCTGGCGACTTCGGGCTAGAGGTCGCGCATGAGAATCTGCCGTTCAGCCCGACTACCGGCACCGAGTACGCTGAACTGCGGACGCTTGCCAATGACGTGACGGCTTACGATCTTTCGACGCGGGATATTACCGATGGCGTGTTCCGCGTGATCCTGCGCTATCCCGCGAACAGCGGCGCAATCGCAGCAAAAACCAAGGCGGATGAAATCTTTTCCGCTTACCCGATTGGCAGTCTTGTCACCTACGAGGGACAGGCAGCCACAATAATCAGCCAGCAGCGCCAGCCGGGCGTTTCTGAGGATGGCTGGTATTCCCTAGTGTTAACGCTCGGCTATCGAGCAAAATTGCAGAGGTCATGATTATGAGTATTTCAGGAGCTTTTACGAGCGCTGGTTCGACGATTGGCATCGCTGACGGCCTGCCGACTCAGTTCGACGACGACAGCACCGACGGCTTTCCGAGCCTGTCTTATGCCGACATCGGTGAGGTCACTGATCTTGGCGAGTTTGGCCGTGAGTACAACCTGGTGACCCATCAGCCGCTGGCCGAGCGCCGCACCGTCAAGCGCAAGGGTTCTTTCAACGATGGATCGATCACCTTGCAGGTGGCCCGTGTGCCAGGTGATGACGGTCAGGCCAAAGCCATTGTTGCCATGGACGAAGACGAGCCGCGAGCCTTTGAGATTGAGCTTCAGGACGGCACCAAGCTTTACTTTGCTGGCGTCGTGATGAGCTATCAGACCAACGTCGGCGGTGCCGATCAGATCACCAGCGCGTCGATCATGATCGAAATCACCACCGAGATCGTTGAAGTGGCTGCCTAATCCGGCTAGCCGGTAGGGGCGGTGAGGTTTGCTGTCGCCGCGCCGCCCCGTCTTTTACAATGACAGCATGACAGCTGAGGTAAGACAGCATGAAATTGACAGATATCGACACAGTACGCGGATCGGACGAAGGCGCGGTGATGACCGTCCGGCATCCGGGGACCGGCGAATACATCGAAGAGATGTGGATCAAGCTGGCCGGGCCTGATAGCAAGATCGCCAAGCAGCGACGGGCAGAGATTCGTCGCAAGATGCGCCGCATGAATCGCAACAACTTGGACTTCGACGCGCTGGAAGCTGAGGCTGACGAGACGCGGGTTGCCGTGACGCTGGACTGGGGCGGCATTGAGATCGACGAACCGCTCACCTGCACGACTGAAAACGCGCAGCGGGTCTATGCCGAGTTCCCGTGGCTTGCTGAGCAGGTTGACGAGTTTCAGGGTGACCGCGCAAATTTTATCGGGAAGCGCTCGAAGCGGCGCGGACGTACCAGAGATTCCGAGGATGGCTAGACGCCACGCCGGAGAAAGCACAGAACCCGCGTGGCCGAGACTACGCGGGCGCGGCGCCACCGCTCGGAGCGATGCCTGAACTGGTCGAGTACACGTGGGAAATCGGGCCTGTGATGCCTGGCGCGATGGGGCCGGTGCCTATCGACTGGCCGCAGATTGCCGCATGGCAGCAGGCGCATGGATTGGAACTAGACGCCTTTGAGCTGGACGCCGTGCGGGACTTGTCCGCTTGTTACGTGGAGTATCTGCAAAAGGGCCGGAGCCGCAGTTGTCCGGCACCGTGGACTGACCCGGATCAAGTCAACCGCGACGCGGTAGAGGCAAAGATCCGAGAGCAGTTTGCCATTTTTAGCCGCACTAGGAAGAAACGCTAATGGCGACACTGACAAGCCTGACACTGGAAGCCGATAGCAGACAGATTCGTCGCGCTACTCGTGATGTGAATGAGTTCGGTCGCCGTGGACGCGCTGCTGGCCGTGATGCCCGCAATTTCGGACAGAATACTCAGCGAGCCACGCGCAGTGTGCAGGGGCTTGGCAATGC